CGTTCTCCCCGCCAAACCAGATTCTGAATTTAATGGAAAAGCATGTTTTAATATTGATTGTGCTGATGAATATAACTCTTTTGCTAGAGGAATTAAATCTTTTCATCGATGGTCTCAACATACTAAATCTGAAAATATTCGACAATGGGCTAATCAAAATAAAGGGAAATCCTTTTATGTAACTAACAATGGTTCTTATACCAAAGTAGCAAGAAAATAGGAGAAATGAAATGGCTAAAATAACAACAGATGATTCCACAGGAATTCAAATAGCAACAGTTGAACTTGAAACACCCGAAGGTTTTTCACAATATCAAATGGGTTTGGAAAAAGGAATGTCGTCGCAACATCCCGAAACCAATGAGCTCCTAAAGTTCCGTTCAGAGAACAACCAAAATGCTCGTATTTATGTTAAATATGGTGAGTTTAGTAGACAGGTTAAATAATGCCAGATATCAACCCAACATTAGATTTACGTGAACTGGTTTATTTTGATGGAAAACCATTTTATATAGTATCTCATAAAATAGTGTTTACTGCAATTGATAATAAAGTTGTTTATCAAATCGCTCAAGATTTACCTAATATGTATGGTACTTGGAGAGGCACTTATCCAAACGAACTGGCTATTTTTGATCGTGAGGATTTAATGTCACAATCAGAATATGATTCTTATCAATTAGCACAAATTGAAACTGCTGCTAATCATTATGAATATACATTAACCGGAATTCCAATTATCTTATTAAATGGTCTTCCAGAAGAAAATTATGTATTTGATGGTACAGTGACTTATCCTTGGGATGGTATATCTTATCCTCCATATGACCCAGCAACAGAAATTCCTTTAAATACTATTTGGGATGATCAAGGTGCTCATGTTCATGATATGTCTGATGAAGGTCAAGCTGGAGTAAATGGTTCATTGATCCATGTTGGTATTATTTCTTGGGATGGAACAATCTATTCAATCGATAATCAAGATTTTAATTTAAATGTTGAAATCAGTTATACAGATCCTAATGATATCACAACATTAGTACCAAATATCAATTTATCAACTCTAGGGAAATATTCAATTTCATATCGTATTCATGATTTTCAAGGAATCGCTTCATATACAGTATTAAGACACATTAATGTATTTGAAGTTCCGGTTCCTCCTGCGAGTGGTTGTTAAAATGCCAGCTGTAACTCGTAATGGAGATATTTCTGTAGGTATTTGTGCTTGTTGTTGTGCTGGTTGTCCTCATATATGGACATCAACACATTTTGGTGGGAGTAATGATGTTTTGGCAAATGGTCGTGGTGTTATGCGGTTGGGTGATCTTGGGGCTTGTACTTGTCCACATTGCCCAATTTCACATGCTGCGGTTGCGAGTCCAAATGTTTTAGTTAATGGTCGTGGAGCGCACCGTTTGGGTGATTTACATATTGTACCTTGTGGAACTGGCAATGTTGTGTCAGCTAGTCCAAATGTAATAATTAATGGATAAGGAAAAGAAATAATGAGTACATCAATTATAAATATTAGTCAAACAAGAATATTTTTAGCAGGATTACACGAAACAAATATCAATTGGATTAAAATCAGAGCTTTAATTAGCTTGCTTGAAAATGATATTCCAGAAGCAAGTGCGAAATGGTCTAAATTCAAATTTAAAATTGTTCCATTATTCACCGTACAAAACATGGCATTAATGGGTTCTGCTTCAAAAGCAGACAATGTTCCTGATGAAACTATTACAAGAATTGCACCTGCCGTTCAACCCGCATCGGTTTTTGATTTATATAAATCTGCTCTTGATGAAGGTTTCACATTAAATCCTGAAAAAGTTTGGATTCCAACAAATATTGATCCACAAATTTATGATGAAGAATTAACACAAGCTATTGGAAATTGGTTTGCTTTGGCAGAATTATATGTTAAAGTGGTTGATTGTTTATATGTTATTGGTTTATTAAAAGCATTTTGTGGTCCAAAATCCGATTTGATTGAAGAAGTAATATTAAACGGTATAAAAATAGCACGAACACCTGGGCAAGCTATTCAAATGTTCCCAAATACTAATTCTTATTTGTTAGAAAATTCTTGGACACATTTTGATTCTTATCGTGTATTTAATTCCTTTTCAATTGAATATTTTTATTGGTTATCAAGAAGTGAAAGTAATTATGTTCAAAATGATCCTCCATTTGAATTTGATATTATTGTTGATGAAACACCATCTTTTGAGGTTCTTGATGATGGTATTGTTGTTGATCCATGGGCAGATCCTGAAGAACATAGAACATTAACATTTAGATTTAAAACTGAAGATCAATCAGGATTTGAAGAAGATGATATATTTATTGGGATGAATTTTGCTTCCAAAACAATAGCTGCTGATCCGTTGGTTCAATTACCCATGCTTAATCCTTTAATGTCATCAGATTATTCAAAATATGAATGGTTATATGAACGTGATATGTTAAATGAATATAAAATTATAATGTCACCACCAGAAGAACAAGATGGTGAAGAAGATTCAGAAGGGCATATCGCTAATCCTTGGGACCCAGCAGCCTGGATTCCTACAAGTTTTGCTAATATTGCTTTAGCTATAAGAATCACAAAGGATAATAGATGAGAATTATAAATTTATTATGTGAGTTCAAAGAAGAAAAAGACGAGGATGGTAATCTCCAAGTTCAAAATTATGTTTCTATGGGGAGATTAACATTTTGGATAACTTTTGGTTTTATGATTCATTTTTGGTTTTTTACTGAAAGTGGTGGGGTTCCAGCAACATTATATGATGTATTTTATTTAATGGTTCTTTATAATTTTTTCAAGAAACCTTTAGATATGATGAAAACTGGGGATTTTAAAGATGTTTTTTCGAGAAGAAAATAAGTTGACAATTCATTAAACTCTTGTTATAATATAATAAACATTTAATTAACTAATGGAGTTTTAATTGAAATATTCGCCTTATTCATTCACCAAAATTGAATCTTACCTCAAATGTCCAAAAATATTTCAATATAAATATATTGAGAAATTAAAGATTAAAGTCGATCCAAGTCATTTTGAAAAGGGTAGATATTATCATTCAGTCTTAGAATATTATCCCAAAGAAATTGATTTTTATTTTAAATATACTGACGAAGCAACACAAGAAATTTATAAAGAAACTATTCAAAGGTTCATTGAGCATCCTCACGTTCAAGAATTATTGAATAACAAATTTGCTTCTGAATTAGAATTTAAGTTTGATGATAAAATGGATTTAACCGATATTAGTAAATGGCAAAGTCATTTATATGGTTATATTGATTTTATTGGTAAAGATGAAGAAATATATGTTATTGATTGGAAAAGTAAAGATCATGGAGTACGCTTTCCAACTAACAAACAACAATTAGAAATGTATGCTGGTTGGATATTTAAAGCTCGACCAAAATTACAAAAAATCAAATGTGAATTTGCTTATATTGAAAATATTACATTTGAGACATTTGAATATACTCGTGAACAGGGTTTAGGGTTCGTTCAAGATATTGAAGATAGAATTAAGATTATTGAAAATGATCTAAAATTTGATAAGAAATTATCAAAGAAATGTACTAAGTGTGATTATTTTAATAATTGTAAACCATTTAATATTAGTGTTAAAAGGAATTAATGATGAGTCGTGGATTATATCAAGTACATTATCCTAAAATTGGGAAAGTAACAATTAAAATTAAAAATATTATTATGAAATATAATCATAATGATATTGTTGAAGAACAAGCTTTCTTTGCGAACTATCCACATATTTTTAAAGCAAGACCAGATTTAGATAACGTTAATGTTAACGTTAATGCGCCTCAAGAAAAAACTGTACGTGAGGTTGAAGAATTTGTGCCAATTGCTTTTGAAACAGAACCATCTGAAGTACAGACGGTAGAAGCAATTGAAGAAATTCCTATTCCAACACCAACACCAGAATCGGATGTTGAAGGATTTAAGGAATTACCGATTGAAGAAGTTCAAGAAGATATTGTTGAATATGAAATTGAGAAAGCGGGAAAAGGTTGGTATCGTGTACTTGACAAAAACGGTAATCAAGTCTTTCCTCTTGATACAACCAAAAAATGCCGAAAGAAAGCTGCCGAAACATTTATATCCACAGAAAGGGATGAACAATGAGAGTACAAGTAATTCAAAATGTAAGTTTTTTACATAAAGGTGAAAAATACGGTCCTGGAGATATCATTGAAGAATTTAATGGTAAACTTGACAAATATATTAGACAAGTCGGGGCTGCTCCCAAACCAAAACCAACTCAACCTAAAGAAGAAACTCAACCTAAAGAAGCTTTAATGGAATCAAAACCTATTATTGATAAACCCATTACACGCACTGAAGAAGGAACAGAAGTTTTGGCAACATTTGATGAAGAAATTAACCTTTCTCCAGAAATGATCAAAGCTAAAATTGCCGAAATTGAATCAAAATCTGAAGATGATAGTATTGTATTTCCTGATGATGTTACTGATGTTATTGTTCCTGATGATGTTGAAGAAGAAGTTGAAAAAGTAGAATATAATGTGGTTGAAGTTGGTCGTGGTTGGTATGAAGTTCATGATGCAAATGGTAAATCAGTATCTGAAAAGAAAATGCGTAGAGATGATGCTGAAAGTCTTTTAGAAGAACTTTATGCTTAATTAGGAAATTATTATGGCAAACCCAAATTATAACACAAGACGGGGGTTGAAAGATTATGTTCTGCGAAATTTAGGACATCCCGTTATAAATGTTGAATTAGATGATATGCAGATGAATGATTTCATCAACACTGCACTTGAAGAATTCTTACCTTATTCGGATGATGGACATCAAAAACGTTTTAAGGTACTTCAATTGGAATGTGGTAAAACATCTTATACAATGACAAACAATGTTTATTCTATTTTAGGTTTATATCAATCTAATTATCTTGATTATTCCCCAGCTCCTTCTGATTTATTCAGTATCAATCAATACATGGCTAATGATATGATGATTGGTGGTTTAGGAAAGATGGATATTCTTTCATTAGAATTAGTTCAAGAACAAATTTCTACATTGGGTGTTGTGTTTGGAAAACGGATTGAATATGAATATAATGAAATCACCAAAGAATTATATTTACATGCTGATCCAAAATCACAAACATATTTTAATGATATTGGTGGAAACAATTTAATGGTTTTTATGGAATATTATAAAAAGCTTGATTATGATTTATTTGAAGATAGTGAAGAAAATCCACTCTTCGGTCATTATTGGGTTCAACAAATTTGTGTTGCTTATGGTCGGATTCAATGGGCTATGAACTTAATGAAATATAATGGTTCTACTTTACCTAATGGCATGACATTAAATCCTGAAGCACAATTAGAAAAAGGTCAAAATTCAGTTGAAATGCTTATGACTCAATTACATGAAGAAAATAAATTTAGTGATCCAGTAGATTTCTTTATTGGGTAAAAAATCACAAATTGAATATTATTTATAAAAGGCGAGTACTTAAAATGGTACTCGCCTTTTTTGTCTTTATAAATACAGGTATAAAACACTTTATTGAGGTTTATTATGGGGCAATTTAGAAGACCATCATATGGAAATGGAGCACATCCATTTCGAATGAATCAACAATTACCAACTGCTGATATCGAACTATTCAAAGATATTTTTGAAGAAGGGGTGCAGCTGCATGGTGATCCTCTCATTTATATTCAAAAAGAATATGCTGAAGAAGAAGCTACTTTTGGTGAACATTTAATTGAAACAATGCGAGATGTTCATCATCTTTATGGATTTATTGAACAAACTGAAGGTTGGGAGGGAACGGGTGAAATGTTCTCTAAATTTGGTATTCGTTCAATGGATGATATGACAATTCATATACCCAAAAACACATTTTATGATTTAGAATTTCAACCGAAAATTGGTGATATTATCTATCATGTAACAACTAAAAAATTATGGGAAATTGAAGATACTAAAGATGATAAAGATTATTCCTTTCATCCTTTAGGTCAGCATGTTGCTTATATTTTAGGTTGTAAATCTTATCGTTTCGATCATATTGAAGCTGGTGAAGAATTCACTCAATCAGAGGATGAACATATTCAAACAATCAATGAAGTATTATTCGGTGATGGTGATGTACATGAAAATGCTCATGATTTTGAAATTGAACAGAAAAATGATAAATTAGATGCTGAAATCATTGATCAGGATATTATAGATGATTCTGAAGATGATCCGTTAGGATTTGGCTAATGCAATATTTTGCACATAGAAATATAATTCGAAAATCTGTCATTTCATTTATGACATTATTTGATAAGATTTGGATTGAGAAATATCGGAGTGATGGTTCTACAAAATTATTTCGAGTTCCAATTCAATTTGCGAACCGCGAAAAGTGGTTACAACAAATTCAATCAAAAGTTCATTTTGCTGGAAATCATGATGGTTTTCACAATAATGCTCGTTTTGAAATCGATATGATTTTTCCAAGAATCTCAACTAACATTACTTCTCTTAGTTATGATACTGTCAGAAAAGTAGGAAAAACTAATAAACTTTTCGCATGTGAAAATTGTACATTAAATGATTTGAAAGTCGATTCTTCTTTTGCACCAGCACCATGGAATCTTGAATTCGAATTAGCTATCATATCTAAAAATATGGATGATGGCTTACAGATTATTGAACAAATTGTTCCTTTCTTTCAGCCTTCATTATCGGTAAACATTAAATATCTTGAAGGATTTGCTTCGGATTCAATTCCTATTATATTAGATTCTGTTACACCAACACATGATGAAGATTTGGATGCTGATGTTGATCGTAATTTTATTTGGATTTTAACATTCAGAATGAAGATCAATTTTCATACACCAAAACGTATTATGGGGAGAATTGATGATGTTATTATGAATCTTCATCCTAATGAAAAAGGCGTGGAGCATGATCAATTAACACAATATCAATTAAATGCTAATAAGTTAGAAAATATAAATGAAATGAATGATGTATTCGGTTTAATATTTGATCGTGCTAATAAAACTATCGCAATTCAAAAACGTTCCGAAGGTGAAATAAGAGATTTTATCACAGAATATAAAGATACAGAATATGAAGTTTTGTTAATAACATCTGAAGGTGATTTCGAATATACCGCTGATGAATTTTATATGACTGATTTAGCAGGAACAACCACATATCTTGTTCAAGCGGATTATAATATTATAAGTATTAAGACAACAACTGTTGATGAAGCTATTGGTGCGCCTCAAGTTGTTGAATTCATGGAAAAAACATCGAATACAACTTTTAATATGGCTATTACTGATACAGGAGATTTAGAAATATCTCAATAAGGAATGAATAATGTCAATTAACGATGATAAATTAAAGAAATTGCATGATAAATTTAATATGGCTGAAGAATCAATTGATCAAATGACAAAAGCAATTGATGTTTTAGTTGATGATTCGGATTTAAGTGCTTTAGAAGTTACTGAAATTGCTGAACCTGGAAAACATTTACCTACCGATTTAGATTCTTTTGAAGAAGTTTTTACACTTGATCTTCTCAAACAGGATTTCATGTCTATGCGTACAAACATCTTAGCGGTTATCAATCGTGGTCAAAGTATTTTAGAAGACACAGGACATTTAGATATTGGTGATATGAAAGCTTCGCAACTTGAAGCTCTTTCAAGTCTTCAAAGATCAACAGGTGAAAACATTAAATTGTTAATGGGAATTTATAAAGATATTATCGCAGTTGAGAAAGATAAATATGTTCTATTGAGGGGTCTTAATCAAGAGAACTTAGGCACTGTTCCACAAACTCCTATTACTGTAGGGGAAGGTGGCACATTAACACAAAACGTGATTGTCGCGGGTTCTACACATGATATACTTAGACTAATGGAAGACGCACAGAATGAAGTAAAAGGTAACTAATGGCAACGAAAGTAACTTGGGATTTACCCGATATTCTTACCGATATCGATGGTAATGATTCTATATATTACGAAAATAACAAAAACTTAAAAAAAGCTGATGTTCAATTACCTTATAGTGAAGAACATATTAAAGAGTTTTTGAAATGTAAAAATGATATATTCTATTTTGCGGAAACATACTACCATATTCGTGATTTAGATTTAGGTATACTTAAAATAAAATTACGTGATTATCAGAAAGAAATGCTAACTTCCTTTATTGATAATCGAAATTCTATTGTTAATGCTACTCGTCAGTGCGGTAAATCTACTGCGTTTGAAATTTTCGTTTGTCATTATGTTTTATTCCAAGAACATAAAGCCGTTGCTATTCTTGCCAATAAAGCAACTTCCGCTTTAAATATCCTTAGAAAAGTTAAAGTCGCTTATGAACTATTACCTAAATGGTTACAATCAGGGATAAAAGTATGGAATAACAATATGATCGAAATGGAAAATGGCTGCACCGTATTAGCAGCAGCCACTTCTTCAAGTGCAGTACGTTCATATTCAATTAACTGCCTAATTATTGATGAAATGGCATTTATTCCAAACACAATTTGGACAGAATTCTTTTCATCTGTTTATCCAACTGTATCCTCATCCAAAACATCCAAAACAATATTGGTTTCAACACCAAATGGGATGAATCACTTTTATCGATATTGGCAAGGTGCTACCACCAAAGACGCAAACCTTAAAAATTCATTTAATCCAATATTGGTTCATTGGACACAAGTTCCTGGTCGAGATGAGAAATGGTATAAAGAAACTCTTTCCAATATGACTACTGAAGAATTCAATAGAGAATTCGAAGGTAAATTCTTGGGTTCTGCGTTAACATTGATTTCATCAAAATGTTTAGAACAATTATCATTCAAAGCTGAAATAAAGAATACACCAATTCATGAATTGTTAAATGATCATGATAGATTCCTGCGTGTATATAAAAAGGTTCAAAAAAATCATGCTTATATTATGTCGGTGGATTCATCCAAAGTAACCGAAAATTCATCTGGTGATCCAGTCGCAATTCAAGTTATTGATATTACCAGATTTCCGTTTAAACAGGTTGCCGTTTTTCAAACTGCACATGATATGCATTATCTTCAAATTCCTGAAATAGCATATACAATAGGTAAATACTTCAATTGGGCTTATGCGTTTGTTGAAAATAATGAAATTGGGCAGCAAATCGTTGATTCTTTAGCATATGATTTTGAATATGAAAATGTATTTTTCGAAAAACCAAACTTGGCAGGTTATCGAACAACAAAGAAAACAAAACGATTAGGTTGTTCTAATATTAAAGGGTGGGTTGAACGTGGTAAACTAATTATCAATGATGCTTATACAATTGAAGAAATGAGTACATTCATTAAACAGAAAAATGGTTCTTGGGCAGCTGAAGAAGGTTATACAGATGATTTGGTTATGGCATTGATGGGTTGTTTATTCTTCACGACAAGACCTGAATTTGATGCTTTCACTGATTTGAAACATATGGCTGATGTATTGTTTAATGAAGAACGATTAGCGAAAATTGAAGTAGCAACGGAAGAAGAATTACCAGCGTTTGGGGTGGTTGATGATGGTACAGGTGAAGATGATATTTTTGACACATCTTGGTTGTACTGAAATTTATTTCCTTTTTTATAAATAACTATACACGTTACAAATACATAGTATAAATTGCTCCAAGGCACTCGTTTGTTTAGAATCAATTTATATAAACCCATAACTCAATTAGGAGTAATAAGATGGCATTTAGTCTTTCCCCTTCAGTTGATATTCGTGAGTATGATTTAACTTTATCTGTACCTAATCTACCAAGCGCAAAAACTGGTATGGTTATTCGTTCTGATAAAGGCGAATCACTCAAGATTCAATCAATTACAAGCGAAAGAGATTTAGTTAAAGCTTTCGGAGAACCAACAGCGTATAACTATCAAGATTGGTATAACGCATGGAACTTCTTACAGTATGCTAGTTCTCTTTACATGGTTCGTGCAATGGATGATTCTGTTGAAAATGCTGGTATTGAAGTTACCACAAACGCAACAAATCCTTTGCTTGTTGATGTAGAACAATTAACTCAAGAAAATCTTTATAATCCAGACAAAGCTGAATTGACTTTAGAAACTGAAGTCACTCCAGAAGGTATTCGTTTTTATAATAAAGAAATTCAACATTCACAAAATTATGCTGTTGCTATTTGTATGAATAATTCAGAATGGAAGCGACCATTTTCCGCTGATGGTTTTGATTTACTTCATACATTAACATCAACTTCAGCTTTTGAAGATGATGGTTCAACCCCAGCAACAAGTACCGTAATTCCTTTTTCTAACAATTCAATGATTGTTGGTGATACTTTTGAATTTGATGGTCATTCATACACTGTAACAATTGTTGATGATGTTGCCAACACAGTTGAAGTAGAACCACAATTAGTTGCTGGTGATGGTCTTACACAAATCACATTCACATCTGATATGGTTCCAGAAGTTAAATCATATCGTGAAGAAACATTTTCATCTGACTTAGTTAATAGTGATGGTTCTTTAGTTTCTTTTGATAAGTTTTTCGAATATCCACCAGAATTTGTTAAAGGTGAATTTGCTATTGTTGTTCTTGAAAAAGATGAAGATGGTAAATATGATAATATTGAAGAATTTATTGTATCGAAAAAAGAATCTGGTCGTGATTCCGAAGGTAGAAATGTCTTTGTTGATGAAGTATTCTTCAAAAAATCAAATCTTTTATATGCTAAATATAATGTTGATTATACTACTGATCTTAATACTTCAGATTCTCCTTTAGTTAAACTTGAAGGAACAACCATTACTTTAGAAGCAACAGAACCAGTTTGGTTATATCCACGTAAGAAACAATTCTTAACTGATTTAACCACATTTGATAAATGGATTTATGATCCAATTGGTTATAAACAATCAGACGTAATGGCTGCTGGTGATGAATTTGCTGATCCTGAGTCTTTTGATGTTAACTTATTAGTTTCTCATCAACTTGATATGAATCGTGCTTCTACTATTGCTGCTTCACGTAAAGATTGTTTAGCTATTGTTGCTCCGTATGATTATATTTCACTTGTTGGAAAATCAGCTACCGAAGCTTCGCAATGGTTAATTGAAGAATATGGTTCACAAACATATCCAATTGCTGCTACCTTTAATACATTTAATTCATATTCTGCCATTTATGGTAATATGAAATATCAATACGATAAATTCAATGATGTAAATCGTTGGTTGTGTATTGCTGGTGATATCGCTGGTTTAGCTGCTCAAACAGATGCTAATCGTGATCCATGGTGGGCTTTTGCTGGTTTAGAGCGTGGTAAGATTCGTAATTCAATTAAACCTGCTTTTAATCCAAATAAGCAAAATCGTGATGATCTTTATATTAACAGCATTAACCCTGTTATGTCTGTTCCTGGTGAAGGTGTCATGATCGTTTGGGGTCAAAAGACTTCATTAGCAAAACCTTCTGCTTTTGATAGAGTTAATGTTCGTAGATTGCTTATTACATTAGAAAAAGCAATCGCTACTGCTTCCCGTTATGCGTTGTTCGAATTTAATGATGAATTTACTCGCGCAAGACTTCGCGGTTTAATTGAACCATTCTTACGTGATGTTAAAGGGAGACGTGGAATTTATGACTTCCTAGTTGTTATTGATTCATCAAATAATACAGCTGAAGTTATTGACAAAAACGCATTGATTATTGATGTTTATATTAAACCTACCAAGGTTGCTGAATTTATTCAGATCAATATGAACGTAACTCGTACAGATGCTAACTTCCAAGAATTAATTGGTCGTTAATTAAAATTATATTGGGGGTGTAAAAACCCCCAAATATAGGAGATAAATTATGGGAATCGCATTAACAGATTTTAAAGCTAAAGTTCAAGACGTGGCACGTACTAATCGTTTCTTGTTTACTTTTGCTTCCCCAGTGAGTGGGGCAGATTCTGAAACCATGTCTTATCTTTGTAAAGGTGCTCAATTACCTGCAAAGACCATTGGTGAAATTGTTCTGAATTGGCAAGGTATGCAAAATAAAATTGCTGGTGATCCAACTTTTGATGATCTAACATTAACTTTCATTAATGATTATGAGCAAGTGGGTAGAAAAACATTTGAGGATTGGATGCATTTTATTGATGATCAAACTTCTAATGAAAGAGAAGCTTCAGGTGATTACAAGATTGATTGTACAGTTGAACTTCTTGGGCGTAAAGGTGAAACTATTTCTGCCTTTAAAATGTTTGGTGTTTGGCCCAAACAATTAGATGCCGTTGATCTTAATTCTGAATCAAGTGATACTATGTCCGAATATGGCGTTACACTTGGGATGGATTATTGGGAACGAGTTTCTTAAATCAAAAATTAAATTATTTTTAATTTATTTGGAGAGGTGCTATTTTAGCACCTCTTTTTTTTGGCTTTTCTTAAAAACATAAATAGTAATATCATTCTCTTATAGGGTAAAAATAATGAAAAAATTAATTCTTATATTATTCTTTTGTCTTCTCACAACACAAGCATATACTAAAGAGTGTATCAATGTGGTAATATTATTTGATAAATCTTATGAAAATCAAAGCGGTGGGATTTTAAGTAAAGAATTAAATAATTATATGAATAATGATTTATATAAAATCTCACGTATCTATATGAATTGTGATGCTACTTGTACCGAAAATAAAATGCAATTAAGATTTGAAAAAGCTTTGCGGAAAGCTGAAAATAGAGATCCAAATTATCTTATTATTAGTAATCAGAACTTATGGGATTTATATCATCATCAAATTGTAAATTTTAAAAATAAATTACATGTTAAAGTTGGTTTGTTTAATATGTTTAAATCTTCTGATAATTTTCAGTTTGATTTCGGACACGACTTTTCGGGTTTCTTTATTGATTATTCAACAATTGATCTAAACACATTTATGTTTTACACTAAACGAAATGGGATAGAATTTGATCATTTCTATATTCTAAGAGACGAATCAGCTTATAGCTTAAAAATAGCAACACATTTAAAGAAAATCTTGCGAACATATGGACGGTTCTTTCAAATAGAAGTTACTACACTCTCATCAATTCAAGGTTTAAAGAATAAAATTATTGAATTACAAAATAAACCCCAAGGTATAATAATTCCAATAATTAAACAGGTAATGGATTCCGATATCAAAAAGGAAATCATGACCACAATTACTCATCATAACAAAAAACATTTTGAATTAAGTGTTTTAGAAGATGATACAGAATATCTTTGTTTTAGTTTATCACATATTATCAATAATGAGTTTGTAAAATTTAAAAAATACCCTGATTATTCGCAACATATAGATCAACTAAATATGGGGCAATTATTAAATCATTTTGGTGGTGATAAAAATATATTTGCTATTGAAAAAACATATTTTATAATGAATGAAGAACGTGTTAAAGAAATTTTTGGTGGATATAAGTTATTAAGGTTTAAAAACGATTTCGTAGATTTTTTGAGGTGACATAATGAGTACATCAAAAATTATTAATAAAATCTATGAAAAAATAGCATATCATGTTAAATATACTATCAATGATGATGGTATTATAATTAAAGAAGAACGAAATAACAATTTTGATATGGGGCGGTTGAATATTATATTAATATCTTTATTAATATTCATAATATTTGTTTTTACAATAGGTCTAACATCATATGAATTACATAAAATATCACAAGATAAAGTCTATCAATCAACATTTTATGTAAATCAATTATGTTTTCGGGGGGAAGATTTAAGTGAATGTTTTAATATTCATCATAATCAACCCGTTAAAATTTATTTAGATGAACAAAATGATATAAAAACTCTTTTTATATCCGGAGATTAATATAGTGTTTGAATTTATCATAAATCTTTCAACATCAGCGTATTTTGCGTTGGGTGCGGTTTCAATAACTGTTATAGTAGTTATTTTAATTATTACACCATTGATGAATCATGTAAAACAATTAGATGAAGTTGTTATGAAGAAATTATCTTTATTACCAACAACTGATACATATTCAACTTTATTTGAACTTATTACAGATCAAAATGTGTTGAATGAAGGTTTATTAAAAGAATATGGTGAGATTAGAAATTCTGTAATTAAATTAAATGAAATAATTTCAGGTTTAAATGGTGATCAAGAAATATTACAACATAATATGGATATTTTTATTGAACAAATGAATAATTTAGAAATATCTTTAGAAGATTATACTGCACATTTAGAATTCAATGATGATAAAGCATCAAGACAGATAAATAGTTTGGTTAAAGCTCGTATTGATATGACAACCTTTTTAATCAAATTAATAGAATCATTAAAAGCATCCAAACATATTGAACCAGATTTTAGTGGTGAGACATTATATGCTATTCGAGAAGAATTACGAGTGGGTGTTGAAACAATTAAAAATATGAATTATAGATCTCATCAAACAAATCCACGATCAGGTTCTGTTGATAAACTAACAGATTTTGAATACTAAGGAAACAATCATGATTAAAACATTTCCAGTCGATTTAATGTCATTAATACATCATATTCAAGTACAATATGAAAAAGTATTAAACAACAAAAAATTTAAATCAAGAATGTGTTATTGTAAAAAAGAAATTTTCTCACAATTCACTTATACCGTTGAGAATGTTATTATTAAATTAGGAGCAAGAACATTAAAGTTCCTTGAAGATTTCAATGTTGAACTATCAACCGATTTAGCTGATTTAAGAACTTGGTTTAATAAAGAAGTTTATGATTCATTATATGAGAATGAACGTGTTTCAAATAAACTTGTATTAACATTTCAATTACTCCAAGAATATCAAGATGAGAAGTTTTTCGATATAATTGAAAAGAAATATGATAATATATTAAATATTTTGAAATCAGATAAAGAAACTGGAGTTGAACAAGAATTAAATGATTTGTTTGAAGAAATTCGTGCTTGGTATGAACTATTCCTATATATGATATTAGCAACACAATTTAATTGTCAATCTTTCGGTGATGATTACCTAAAAGATCATGGGGTTGCATTTGATGTTGCAGTTCCTGATGATAGAAGATGTATTCATGAAGGAGATTGTGATGTTCATATGAAAGTTGTTGAAGCTGGTGAACAGATAAATATAATCATGACTAATGATTTTATTGATGATATAACTTGGTTAGATAAAATGATGTGCATCATTTCAAATTATCACACTAATCCTTCTTCAGTAACATTAACATTAGATTATAGAATGTATGACCATTTAGTTCAATGTAAATTATCAGAAAGACATTATGATAAATTAATTGAAGCTAATAAACACTTCAAAAATATGACAATTAAAAATCATGAAGGAATTAATTTTAACGGTCATTATGAAGCAATTAAACATTTGATCGATTAAGGAATTAACATGTCAGAATTAGATTATTGTAATAGTATTAATTTACTAAAATCTGCACAGTTTAAATTGATATTAGAACACCCAGAAAGAACTGTTGAATTTTTTGTTCAAGAATGTAATATCCCAGGATGGTCAATAGGGGCAATGGAAGTCCCTTGGATGGCACAGAATCAACAACGTCCGGGAGATAATATTACTTGGAATCAATTAAGTGCAATGGTGGTTTGTGATGAAGAGTTAAGAGCCCTCATTGAATGCCATAAATATTGTTTTAGAATTAAGAACCCCAAAACTGGTGAAATAGGCGGCCCTGAAGAAACTTTTGATGCTAAATTAATGATTTTAACTAACAAAAATAATTATCAGCATGTTATCACATTTTATGATGCTTGGATTGAAACGGTTTCAGATTTACAATTATCTCATACAACATCTGAAGATGATCCAGTTACTTTTAGTGTTGACATTCAATATGATTATTATGCAATTGGTGAATAAATGGGATATTATCAAATTGCTAATTTTGAAAAGTATCTAAAAAATCCTCATAAATATAAGGGAATCAAACCCATTACATTGCGTTCAGGATGGGAAATTAAATTCGCGACTTGGTTAGATAAAAACTCCAGTGTTTTATGTTGGAATTCTGAAACTATTGTTATCAAATATGATTTTTTTGATCCAATTAAAAAGAAAGTTCGAAAACATAGATATTTCACCGATTTTTGGATGCAGGTTACAGATAAGAATGGTTCCATAAAAGAATATGTGATCGAAATCAAACCATATGATCAGACGAAACCACCCGCCAAACCCAAACGGCAAACTCAAGCACATCAAAAACGAGTTTACACATATTTAAAAAATCAAGCAAAATGGACAGCTGCTCGGAAATTTTGTGAAGACCAACAACATCTCGGAAAAGACATTTCATTTGTGATTTTGACTGAAAAAGATATTCCCGTTTAATTGTATTATAAATAACACTAGGATAATAAAATGGCAAGAAAACAATTAAAAGATAATGCGATATATTTTTTCAGATATAAAAATCCTGCGGGTAAAGGGAGATTGAAAGTTTGGGATACAGCTCCTTTAATTATTCCATTAGATGTTACAAGAAAATCCCTTTTGGCGGTTAACATTCACTGGATACCCAAAAATCAAAGAGCAGATTTTGTTGATTTCTTATTAACATATTTTGCAGCTGGAAAAATGGGTGGCAAACGTTTTAAGCGTTCCAAATTATATTATAGTTTTATTAAATCCGGTAGAGTAAAATGGGCTATGGTGGCTATTCGTAGATATCATTTATCAAGAATAACCAACATGCAAGAAGTAAAAAAAGAAGACTGGGATAAAGTTCTCGGTAAACGAAAATTCAGAGCGAAATTTCAATATGATTCTTGGATTAAAAATCTTACTAGAGGTTTTAGAAATCCAACTAAGAAGAAATAAGGATAATCAATGGGTATTTTAAATACAATAACTGAAGAACTAAAAAAACCAATTTATAGTAAAGCGGAAGCTGATCTTGAAAATAAGAAAAAACTTTCAACTTCTTCTACCGATAAAGATACAGAAACTAATTATATTAGTTATGATCCATTTTCTGCTTATACTCATTCATCATTAGAAGAACATACTTCTTTTGCTAATAGACGTGAGATGATCGGTAAATGGCGTAAGTGTGTTTGGAATCCTGAAGTTGATGAAGCTATCAATGAAATTATTGGTGAAGCTATCGTTTTCGATGAGCAGGAACAAGTTGTAGATATCAATCTTGATGAACTCGAAATGAGTGATAACATCAAAGAAAAAATCATTGAATCCTTCAAAAACATTTTATTCCTTTTGGAATTCAATCTAAAAGGTGAGGATTTATTCAAAAAATGGTATGTTGACGGACAATTAAATGTTGAAGTTGTCTATGATAATACCAAAATTAAAGAAGGTATCCAAAAGTTAATTATATTAACTCCTTTTAATATTTGGAAAATCAAAAATAAGAAAACTAACGAATTCAAATATATTATCAAAGATGAAAAACCAACTAATAATTATGTTCAAGATACCAAAAAAGCTGAACGTATATTTGATGTAGAACAGATTACACAAATTGTTTCTGGTATGTGGTCAGGTGATGGTAAAACGCCTGTTTCATATCTTCAAAAAGTTGTTAAACCAATTAACCAATTAAATCTTTTAGAAGATTCCGTGGTTATTTGGCATATTACCCGTTCTCCAGAAAAACGTGTATTCTATATTGATACAGGTAACTTACCAAAATCTAAAGCTGAAGAATATATTAAAAGACTTATTGCGAAATATAGACAAAAGAAAGTATATAATGCGGATGATGGTTCATTAGAAAATAGATCAAAATCAATTTCAATTCTTGAAGATTTCTGGCTTCCAAGAAATGCGCAGGGTCGTGGTACACAAATTGATACTTTGGCAGCTCAATCACAAGGTATGGAATCCATGGATCATGTGGATTATTTTGTAAACAAGATTTACAAAGGTTTGAATATCCCAAGATCAAGACGTGATCAAGAGGATAGAATACAAATCAACAATTCAATTGATGTTGAAAAAGATGAAATGAAGTTTTTCAAATTTGTTTTACGTTTGAGAAGACGGTTTAACAATCTATTTGTTGATCTTCTCAAGAAAGATTTATTATCTAAAAAAGTTATTAAACTTCAAGATTGGGAAACCATTCAAGAACATATTCAATTTATTTATGCGAATAATAACCCATATTCTGATATTAAGAAATTACAATTATTAGAAATGCGTATGGGAATTGCTGCTAATGCTTTAGATATGATCGAAAATGATTTCTTGTCTAAAGATTGGGTTCGTAGAGAAATTTTAGCACAATCTGAAGAAGAAATTAAAAAAATTAAAAAAGAACGTGAAGAAGAGAAAAAAGAGGGTGATGATGTTGTTGGTGGTAATGGTGAAGAACCAGAAACATTTGCTCAACCTGCTCAAGAACCAGAAGAACCAGAAGAACCAAAAGAACCACAAGATGGTTTTCAACAAGCTAAAGAAGAAAAACCTTCTTATTTAACTTCGGGTTTCAAAGATGAATTAAGTGCTTTAATTCAACAAGAAGTTAGAAATGCGGTTAATGAATTAAAATCAATGGAAATGAACAAAAAGAAAACTGATATTATAAATTCACTTAAAGAAGGTGATATAATCAGTAATGGAAATACCGAATTAATTCTTAAAAATGGTAAATTAATTCCTTATACAGAAGACTAAATTATGCCAAAGTCATTTAAAGAATTATCTCTTGAAAAAGATTTACAAGAACAAAATTTAGGCGAATTTGATATTGTCAAAAAATCTGCGCCTAAATCACTTCTTGAAATGGATGATTTATCTGAATTCAATTTAATTATTCGTAAAGAAGAACAAATTGAACAGATTAGTATTGTCGAGGGTGAAAAGGGTAAACAAGGAATCCAAGGTGAACAAGGGTTAATTGGTGAACAAGGAATCCAAGGTGAAACCGGACCTATCGGTGTTCAAGGTAAACAAGGACCGAGAGGGATAAGGGGTAAAGATGGAAATATCGGACCTCAAGGAATCCAAGGTGAACAAGGCTTAAAAGGTGAAAACGGTTTTGTCGGTGAACAAGGTGAACAAGGCGAACAAGGAATTCAAGGTGAGCAAGGAATTCAAGGTAAAACTGGTAAGGTCGGAGCTTCTGGTGCTCCCGGGCCAATCGGTGAACAAGGAATTCAAGGTAAACGTGGACCGCAGGGTGTTCCTGGAGTCGCTGGTCAAAAAGGCGAAAAAGGCGATATTGGGGTTCAAGGAAAACAAGGAATTCAAGGTGAGCAAGGAATTCAAGGAGAAATCGGACCTAAAGGTAAAACCGGAAAAATAGGTAAAACGGGTGAACAAGGCGAAATCGGTCTCCAAGGAAAAATAGGTAAAACAGGTAAACAAGGTCCGATGGGTGATCGAGGTTTACGTGGTTACAAGGGTATTCAAGGAATTGCCGGTCCCCAAGGGGAACAAGGGATTCAGGGTGTTCAGGGTGAAATTGGTAAACAAGGTTTAGCTGCTGAACATCAAATTCAAACAAACGGTGTTCGTTGGAAAAAACCTAATGGTGATTGGGGTGAATGGCTATATGTCAAAGGACAAGCTGGTATTATGTCCAGCGGTTCGGGTATTGGTCAAGCTGAAGCTTCAGGAATAGCACAACATTTAATTGATAAAGCTTTAGAAGGTTTTGATCCTGGAACTCCAGGCGGTGGTATCATTGTTGAAGAAGAACAAGAAGTTATTCACAATGGAACAACTGTTATTGATACACCCTCAGATTTGAAAATTGGTTCACAAGAAATTTATTTGAATGGCATTAGATTATCAGTTGGTAACAATAGAGATTATTCAATTGATGAAACAAATATACGATTTCTCAATGGTTGGGAATTATTTAATCAAGATATTATAAATATCTTATATAGTAAAAATATTTAATATAGGAGAATATTATTATGGCTAGAACATTAGTTCGTGGCTCAACTCAAATTATGGAAGAATCGATCTTTAATGATCAGATTGCTGAAAAAGATCCAGGTAATGGATATAACGGGATTGAATTAGATAAAATTGAAAATTCTGAACATATTGTTTTGTCAGATGGT